TGGTCTTCTGGTGCTTGACCCACGCGCCGTGATACTGACGGAAGTCATACATCCAAGCCTGAGCCTCCTGCACAACGTCGGGGCTGAAGATGCGAGGATTGGCAAGCTGGACAGCCTGCATGACAGTAGAGGGATGGACGATCATGAAGTTGATGGTCTGACCCGTGGTGGTGTATCCGCCAGCGCCGTCATGAGCAGTGGGGGCCGCCAGAGTCACGGCAGTGTTGAAACGACCGGAGGGGACGGTGATGACACGCATATCGTTGTACATCTCGACGTTGTAGTCGATTCCGTTCTCGCCGTTCATGGTGTAACGGGTGATGCCGCCCTTGAGGTTGCGGTACATGGTCGGGTTGACAAACAGGATACGGCCCTCATAGGGAACTTCGGCGTCATCCAGCTTCTCAGTGCCGAGGTCGATAGCGGCAACAGCAGCCGCGCCGGTAGCAATAGTCTCGGTGGCCTTCATGCCAGCCGCAGCGCCGCTGGCGTAGGTGGCGAAACGAACAGCGTCAGTCTCAGGAACAACCTTGGTACGCATGAACTCGCCAGCCAGAGTGCCAAAGGCCATGCCCATGCTCTCGGCGTTGTCAATGCGGTCAACAAGGAACTGCCGCCCACGGTCCCACTGAGGCTCATAGGCTCTCCACTGGGCAGTCACATCGCCGCGCACGAATCCATCGTTGCGGGAGTAGTTGCCGAGGCCGACCATGTCGGTTTCAAACAGATAGAAGGTGTGATACTCAGGGGACCAGCGAACTCTGTCCTGCGCGGTATCGAGAATAGCGGTCTTAGATTCAGCCTTGTAAACCTCGTCCAGAAGAGGGAGGTATTCAGAAGCCGGACCGATGCTGTTAGTGATAACAGGGGTAACGGTAGTAGCCATAGGTTTTTGTCTCCTTATTATTTAATCGGCGGCAGACCCATGTAGGAGCGCATCTTATTCTTCGCTTCCAGTTCGGCCTGTTTCGCCGTGGGAGGAGCGCCGGGAGTCAGGGCTGGTTGCTTGTTCAGAGCAGCCGCCTCCAGTTCCTTTTGCTTGGCCTCCAGAAATTCTTGCTGACACGTCATGATTGCGGCGGCATCGTTGTCAGCCATAGCCTCTGCCGCCCGGAGTGCGAGATCCTTGTCATATCCAAGAGCAAGACACTGTGCAACATACCCGCTCACGGTCTTGTCTCTGCGGAGCATCCGCAGTTCGTCCTCAACTGCCTGTTCGTGTTCCTTGCGCTCGGCCTCGGCTCTCTCAGCCTCGGTCTGCTTCTCACGAAACTGCCGCTTCCAATCAGCGGCCTGAGAGTTCGCGTTGGACAACGCCGTCTTGAGCTTCTTTACTTCCTCAGACTCGTCAGTCTTGGGAGTTTCAAACTCATACGCTTCCAGCGCAGCCAGCTTGTCCTCTGCGGTCATGTCCGCATACCCTTCGATGCGAGTGGTGTCGATCTTCATGTCTTTCTCCTTGCGTTTTTTAGAGTGCGTCACTGCACTATGCTTTCCGTTTTATAGCCTTGCCATGGCTTCCGATGCGTTTGTTAAGGCAGTTCCCTCTGCCGTGTATGTTTAGCTAATTGCTTACTTTTCCTTGTCCTGGTAGTACGTCGCCGTGCTAATACCTACCAGAGTGCCTACCAGAGTGCAGACGATTGCGGAAACCTGTGCCACAACCTCGCCATAGCCCCAGCCGAAGATCTTGTCCAGCCCTACGAATGCGGTGGTGCAAGCCGGGATACAGATAAGCACCAGCCACTTGAGGACGAGGTAAACCTTGTCAGGCAGTTTCATGTTCAACCCTTCTCCTTATACAAAGTCTTGATGTCGTTCTTGATGACGGCGATGTCCGTCTGGATCTCGCTGAACCTCTCAGCGTATCCGTTGTGGAGATCCAAGCGCCGTTCGACCCCGGCAAGCCTGTCATCAAGTCTTGCATCCCTCACGGCATCGTCCACTTTCCTCTTCTCATTCTGACTGCGTGAGATAAGCCATTGCCCGACTACGGCACACAGGCCAGTAATCAGGGCGATCAAAACCCCTTCGCTCAAATGTCTCACCTCACATCAGCTAAACTCGCATTCGCACCTACAGTTACAATCCTCTTCCGGGATTCCAAACATCCCCGGCGCGGGTGCGTGAGCGCCGTCCCATGTGTAGAAGTCTTCGTCTATACCAACGGTTTGACCAAGGAGATAGTCGTGCGAGTCCCTGACACGATCATCCATCATGGTGACCCAAGTCTTGTTCCTCGCTCCGGCTCTCTTTGCCGTATCGAGTGCGGCGGTATTCGCTATACGATGTGTCTCCGTATCTGCGATCCTTGCGATGTCTTCCCCTGTGCCGCCATTTGCGAAGTAGTCCTCGACTCGCTCTCTCCAAGTCTTTCCAGCCACCTTTGCGTCCACAACTTCCATCACTTCGTCCACGGACGGGGCGTAGTCGGATGAAAGATTGTCGTTGGTTACGGAATTGCCCATCGCATATGCGAGGAGGAAGAGATCCAGAAGCTCGTCTATGATGTCTTCCTCATCGCGCTTATCACGTTTTTCGAGCGTTTCAGAACCGAATCTCTCACGGATTTCTGAATCCAGACGATTCAGTTCGTCCATCGGCAGGATGCTTGCCATCAGACAGCACCGCCCGTGTCATTCTCGCCGTTGTCGTTGTTGCTCTCGACAATCTCAGCTTCGCCCTGACCACCGCCAGTTTGCTCGGCTTCAACAACTTTGTCGGGAGAACCCCAGATCATCTCAAGCCACTTCTCGGACATCTTCATGTCCTTCACGGGGTCTGAAGAAATGCCAGACTTTGCCGCCGCCAACTCAGGATGCAGACCAGCCGCCATGAGCGTCTGAAACGCCTGTGCCTTGGATTGAACATTCGCGGTTTCGTTCCTCACGAACTGAATCTCAAAGTCGTTGAGGTCGATGTCGAGAAGTCCCTTGCGTCTCAGGATCTCAACGATGATGCGGTCAAACTGACGGTTGGACTTCTTGAACAAGTCCTCGGTGTTCCTCGCGGCGGCATCGGCCTGATACCAGCCGAAGTTGGCAAGGACAGCCGCGCCAGTGGTGTCGTATGTGGAAGAGCCGCTGGTGTTGCGACTTGGCATAGCGCAGATACGGAGGATCTCATCGTAGAGGTTGTCCGTCAGCGTCTTAGTCTGCGTCTGGTCAAGCTGTTCAGACAGCACCTTGAAGTCAGCCTTGTTCTCACCGATAGAACGAAGCACGATCATGCCAGCCCTGCGGATGTCAGCAATCGTTGTGTTCTCAGGGAACTCACAGTTCACAGCAATTGCAAGGCTCTGGATGAACTGCTCCACTCCGTCACAGGCGTTGGATGTGAGGTTGCTGATCTCGTCAATGAGCGGGATGGCAAGCTCAAAGGCAGATGTATTGATGCTGTTGTAGCGGTACTCGATGATGGGGATGTACCCAAGCACATTCGGCTCGGAATAGTCCAGCGTGGTAGCCGTCACCATGTAGTCGTGGTTCTTCTCGGTGGTAATCATCTTGCCCACGACAGTACCAGTCAGGTGGTACACCATGTTTTCCGTGAAGACATCGAGCTTGGCAACACCGTCAACAGTGACAAGGTTCACGGCCATAACAGGCTTGTTACCGGGGCGGAGAGAGTACACCACGAACGCAGAGCGCGGGTCCAGCGCATATGCGCGGAACGGAACTTCATTGTCCTCACTCGGTTCAACAAACAGCGGGGCTTTGCCAACCCTGTGAAACCAGTCGGAAACCTCATTGTCCGCATCCTGTTTGCCAGAGCGGTACAGATACTCGTTCAGCTTCTTGACCTTTGTCTGTACGCCCTTACGACGGGAGACATAACTGCAAGGCTGAGTCAGGAAGTAGCCATTCTTGAAGTCAACGATCTCAGCCGCCGTATTTACTTGGACAATGTTCAGAATGTCCTCGCGGACTTCCTTCTTGCGGTTGAGGATCGGCTGAACGCCTCGCGTGTACCAGTAGAGGAACTCTTCTTCCAACATATTTCTAACGTGGTAAACCAGCGCCTCGTTCACCTCGGCAATCAGGTTCTCCTCGTTGATGTCATCATAGGAGGCGTAGATGTCCAGCCGCCCAAACATATCGTTCCGAATTACCGGGGAAGCGTTCGGATTGTTTCCAGTTGCCAAACGATCTCTCCTCTCAAAATAGAAAAAGGACTAACGTACCTATCGATTCTGAAGTACGTTAGCCCCGATTGGCTCTACCTATCGCCAAAGTGCAACAGGCGCTATATTCAAAATGCAACTTTGGCACTTTACGGCTCTTTATACACAAGTCGCTTGCCATTCTCAAGCACGACCCACTTGCCGCGCTCCTTCTTCACGATGGCCTCTTTGCCAACGGCAACGATGCGCTGCACAGCGTCAATTACTTCTTTCGGCATCACACAGTTGCCCTCATTTCCTTGCGCTCACCGTTCAGATGGATGAGCGGTGTATCCGTACACGGCACTTTGAAGCCGTTGGTTTCTCCGTAACCGCCATAGTTCAGCTTGGCAGAGGTGTTCACATAGAGCCGTGTGCCGTATGTGATACTGCTGTTGCCAAGATTCGGACGGGCAAATCCGTCTTTGAGCATGGCGGGAAGATGGGTGTGGCCTACCACATAAATGTCGGCATCGCAGATGGAGGACAGGTCAACGAGCCGTTGAATCTTTCCGCCCTCTTTGCGTCCACCGCCGTTCCCGTGGCTCACATACATCGTGTAAACCACCTTGCGGTGATGGTTGCCGCTTGCCGCGATTCTCCCGAATCGAATAAACAGGTACGCTGTGGTAGCGGAGTACCTGTCCTCAATGCCCAACTGACGGCACATCAGTTCCGTCAGATCAAGGCCGTTCGTGCGATAGTGCCTCGCCTCATGGTTCCCAGGCACGACGCACAGTATCTTATTGGCGATTGGAGCAAACAGGTCCATGCAGACCTTAAGCTCTTCCATCGGTGATAGTGTGGCCCCATAGGTGTCGCCTATGCTCGATGCAATAGCGCAGTCCATCAAATCGCCATTGAGTACGCAGTAGCAATTTTCATGGTCACGGATATACGCGATATCCTCCATGATCCTCGCGTGATCGCTGTTGGGGTCTGCCCAGTGGTAGTCAGCCACCGGCATTATCTCAATCCCTCTCAGGTCTTCCGACAGGTCTACTCTAATCGGTTTCAATCGCAGTCCTCAAATCCAGTAGCCGCACCCCCACCCCTTAAGCGGCTATATCATCCCTCTGGCGCTATGCCAGTCTGTTTGGCAGACGATGATGGAGTTGCACCAACACTTAGAGGTTCAAAGCCTCCTGCGCTCCTGTTACGCTAATCGTCTATAAAAATGCCACGGTTTAGGGAGCCAAACCATGCCGTGGACTTTTGCAGTCGGCATCAGACTGCCATGCCCCTTTTAGGCGCTCACGGGTGAAAGGAGTGAAGCCCCGTGGCAGTTTCTTCTGAAGACCGGTTATGCCAGACCAACCTCCAACGTCGGTGAGCCGCTTTCCAGCTCTATCCCCGTAGCCGTAGAAATTATACCATATATTGTGGTTTTTGTCAGCAAACTCGAATGTTTTACTCAGAATGGGCGCTTCATGACTGTAGCAATGTTCGCTCGGTCGGATAACTGCCAATCGACAAACAGGCTGAGAACGTCAGGAAAGTCATCGTGCTTGTTCTTGCCCATCATTGAGTATGAGCAAAGCTGATTCATTGCCTCACGATATTCCCTGTCCAACGGGTACAGGCTCTCATCCTTGAACAAAACGTGAGCCTTAATCATTCCTGAGTTCGAAATGATGCGCGTCTCCTTGTTCGTTTGCGTCCACTTAGTCGTGATGGATGTCATGCCGCCCAGTTCCTTGACTCGCTTCTGCACATTCTGCGCGAAGATCGTGCCGCCACGGTTCGACTCAATGCGGCACATACGCACCTTCCTGTCTACAAGGACTTGGGCAACCCGCTCCTCAAGCGTCTCCACCTTACCGTTGTCAAAGATAACCTTGTCCATGTAGAAGTCGTTGCCGTACTGGTACATGATGGGCATCGTGCAAAAGTCGGAGCCTTGCTCCTTCGTATCGCAGATTGCGAGGATGGAGTCTGGTTCCTTCTCAGGAAGCTCAAAGAATCGACGCAGTTCGCCCGGTTCGTACAGCAGACCCTCGCGCTCTATCGGTTCGTTCATGTAAAGCGCTTTCCAGCTCGGCTCATCCATGATGTCCCGCTGCTTGTGCAAGGCTTCCGTGGTATAGCCAAGGCCATACGGATAGTTGAAGTTGGACTCGTCATTCTCGTCCAGAGCCGGGAAGCGGATAAACCGTGCGCTGGGATCTCCTTCGTAGTCACGCTCCAGCCGCCCCAGAACGTCATGGACGCTCCAGCGGGTAGCTATGTGCAGTTCCTTGCACCGTGTGCCAACCTTTCTCTGACGTAGGTCCGTGTAGTACATCTGCCACAGCTTGTCCAGACGGTCAATAGACATCGCTGTCTCAATCCCGTCTACAAGGTCATCACAGTACAAGATGTTCATGGCGCGGACCTTACCGGCGTTGCCAGAACCAATGGATGAGAATTCCAGCGTCTTGAAGCGCATATCGTCACTGCGCTCATAGCCAATGCCGATCATCATGTCCTTCGCGTTCGTATTGATTACTCCAAGCCCAGGAAACACATCTTGCCACTTGTACTCGCCCAGAGGGTCAAGGATGCGGAGCATTTCCCCGTACATGCCGCCCAAAAAGCTGTTGTTGTGAGAGCCGATCAGGTTCGGCAGGAATGGATTGCGGCCAACCGTCCATGCGAGGAAGAACTCAGCCAGAGTTGTCTTTCCGACCCCAGGAGGTTCGCTGATTCCCAGCAGCTCTATCTTGCCGTCCTCAAGGTCTTGCAGAGACTCCGCGCACGGAAGCAACTGCTTACGCCTCGGCAGATAGAACTGCTTCTCAGGTGCGCGGTCCTTCTCAATATAGATGCAGAAGCTATCAAAGAAGTGAGGGGCGTCAAACAAGTGCGACTTGTAGTACAGATCAATCATGTTGTCTGCATCCACGCCATCGCGCACCATCTTGTTTGCGGCAACACGGAGCTGCTTGTTGAAGTCGTGTGCGCGTGTGAAGTTGTCGGGATCGTAGACGGTGGTCCCCCTGTCCCGCCTACCCTTCCCCTCCACGCTGATCGCCCCTTCCATCTCCAGCTCCCGGCACAGGTCGAACGCATCCGCTATGGAGTACGGGTCATCCCTCGCTATCAGCTTCGGTATCAGGTTCACATAGTCCGTCCTCGTCATCCTCCTCTCCGTTTAGGATCTCAGCCACGACATCCCTGTTCATCGCAAGGAAGTCCAGCAAGTCATCATCCTGCATCGCCCCTATCATGCAAGCCCGATCATCCCGGCTTACTTCCCAGTAGCAAGTGTATGTCTGTCCGCTGGCATCCCGCATCTCCATAGCGATGGAAGTCGGGTCTACTTCAAACAACTGTTGGATCGTGTCCTCAACCCACTGCGCGTAAGGCTTATCTGTGAAGTCAGCCGTCAGTAGGCACCTCCTGTTTCAGCCAGTCTAGCCAAGCTCCTCTTTGCTCTGGTAATGGATATTCTTGCTTTTGCGTTACACCGCCGCAGTAGTTGGCAACATCCCATTGCACTTCACCAAGAAATTTGTCCAGTTCCTCGTCGCTCATAGCGCGGATAGAATCACCGTGCGTGGTGGGCTTCGTCTTTGCATTGACAATGACAGGGACATTAACGACTTTGCCGTTTCCATGAAATGTTGTGTCGTTCATCACTCGCCCTCCTCTGCCTTAAATGTGCATGATGGCGTTGGCGTATAAAGTGCGTCCTTGATATCCCGCTCATGCCGATAGGTCAGACTCAAAAGGCAGCTTATCAAATCGCGCTTTACGCTAAACGGCGTTTCAATTGCCAATATGTGCAAGATAAAATTGGCAATCAGCTCGTCATATGTCATCTCTCTTACTGCTTCGCTCATGTTCATTCCTCCCTCATGTCATCCCCGCAGTTGGAATTCGGATACATCGCAGTCCCGACTGTGTAATATGTGTCGTAGAACCGCTCGACAAGAACGGAATAGTCTGTGTGTTCATCCCGCCCAAACGAAAATGCAATCTTGTCATTGTGCCTATCCCATAGAAGAACAAGCCGTTTGATAAGCCATGTAATTATCTTGTCAAGCATCGTCAGCCCTCTTTCCATCAGCGCAGAAGAATGTGCTTCTATCAAACGGTACTCGGCTTTCGTCCTCTACAAAGGCTTGCGTCAGGCAGGCATTGTTGTGCTTGCAATCCCGGCACAGCACCACAGGCCGCACATCCGGTAATGACAAAAGTCGCGTCACGTCTTCCTCGGTATGTCCATCCCAATGCTTTGCTATTGGCAGTTCTTCGCAATCAAACCAATTCCAATACTTGTCCTCGTAGTGGTAGGTGTAACTGCCTTTCGGCGTATCAATTCCGACGATAAACCACCCGCCGTCAAAGCACGGCTTGCCATCCTCATGTTTCCATGACTTCCACGCCTTGCCTTTATGAGCATTGACAAGCGCGGCAAACAGCACCATACGCTGATAGTACAGGCCGTTGAATGTATGGTATCCATCGCTCATTTCTCCGATGCCGCCCTCTGGCACAGGCCGCACGTCGGCGGCGGGGATTCCCCTAAGTAGGCGTATCACTTCGCCAACAATTTCACCGCCATACGAATCTACGGGAATACGGCGGTCTTCTGCCATCATTGTGACCTCTGCTATTGCCGCCTCACGTTCGATGTATTTGCCATCGGCATGAACGTCATCCAAAGCCACCGCCGCTTCCTGCACCGCACTCGCAAAGTCCGCGTCCAACTTATACGCCACGCAGCCCTCCGTGTACCTCCTCAGCCGCTTCACCAGCTCCTCATGCTTCCCCATCGTCGTCACTCCTCACCGGCCACTCAAAGCCAAAGTCCGTCCTCTTAATCTTGCACCTCGGCTCCCCATCAAGCCACCACACGATGCCCTCAATCTCATGTGCGCGTAAATACTCCCGAATCCCTTCAAAATCGCGTGGACAGTCGGGAAGCTTAATCCTCCCATGCCGCTCAAGGAAATCCGCATCGAGTCCGTAAGGGTTGGTCTGGAAGTGCCTTCCTACCGCCTCATACGTCCCGTCCTCCCGGTTCCAAGGTGTGTTGTCATAGGCCGCGACCAGGTGACGGTCCGCAGGATCCTCCCGGTTCACGGGAACCCAGAACGGCCAATGCCCGGTCACATGGTCCGGTTCGGGCTGACACGCAATCCCACCCACAGGCGGGAGCCGCCCCTTCCGCACGTTGGCATCGTACCGCTTGTAGTACACACCCCCGATGATCGCACAGGCCGACCCGTCTACCTTCTCCGTCGCCTCGCCTCTCCCAGCCGCGACAAACTCACACCCCGGCGTCACCCGGTCCCGTATCCGAATGAACCGCCCTCCGTCATACTCCCGGAAGTACATCGTCGGTATCTTCTTCATCTTCTTCTCCCAGCCTCCTCGCCAGTTCCTTATCTCATCTCCATTATCTCATATCCCTCCGATGCGGCAAGTGACAATTTGTTAACGCACTCCTCTCCATTTTTATACACTTCACCCCTAAGTGTCCAAAAAAGTGTGAACAAATTATGACCACGATTGCCACGATTGCCGTTTTTGGCCACACTATGGTCACTACGATTGCCGCTTAAAAGTTCTCTATTTCTTTATTATTTCTTCTTTTCTCTATAGTTTATATAGTTATATGTTATATTTTTATATAGCGGCAATCGTGACCATAGTATTTTCCCTATAACTTCTACAGAAAACGTACGGGAAAAGTTTATAGGAAAAACGATTGCCACGATTGCCGGTGACCCGCAAACCCGCATGAATACTGGGTTTTTGCGGCAATCGTTGACCATGGTCACTTTTGGCTCCCAGCTTCCTGAAGAGGCTGGGAGCCTTTTTTCTTAAAAAATCTACTGATGGGGGTAACCCCGCCCCAGGAACGCCCCTCCATTAACCCCCTGGGTAGGTAGGTTTATCCCGAGAATGCATATTTTATGCATAATCAGTATGGGATAGCGAATGATTATGCATAATAATGTCGTGTTTGTAGCAATAACGCGATATTTTGCAGTAGGGAATGAATAAAGGAATGAATATTGATCGCAGATCGGGGCAGGGAATTAGTTAACGCTGTTAATCAATTTTGGTATGGAGTGCGGCAGGGCAGGTTAGTGTACACATGTATACATGTATGCAAACATCTACTCTCCCGACAGTGGAGGAGAGGCCAGGAGGATCGGAGGACAGGAGGCAGAGACGCTGCCAGCCTCGGAGGAGGCCAGAGGAGGCCAAGGGAGCGCGGCAGCATGCCAAGAGGGAGAGGAGGCCACGCCAGCCGGCCAAGAGGCACCAGAGGCCCAGGAGGAGCGCCAGAGAGGGAGCGGAGGAGCAGAGGCAGAGCCACCGACAGCCAGAGCAGAAGCCAGCCGACCAGAGACACAGCAGAGGGGCACAGGATGAGCCAGGGCAGCCGGAGAGGCTGAGGCGGGGCAAAGCATCACCCACACCGGCAGAGGGCACCAAGAGCCACCCAGAGCGCCCACAGGGGCAGGGGGTGCCGCAGGGGCAGAGACACCAACAGACACATGGGACGCTCTCACGCCCTCCACAGGGGCGCAAGGGCTGACGGGGTGCACCGAAAAAAAGTTGGTCGAATTTGAAAAAAGCTGTTGACATGAGGGGGCTCATGGTGTATATTTGTCTCAGATGAGGGGGCACACCACGAACCGCAGACCCGAAGCCCCGACTGAGTGACACGGCGCAGGGGCAGAGGGAACGCCAAGAGGCCAAACGGACAACACCGAGTAGCGGAGGCCCTGAATAGCGGCCCGAAAGGGCGACAGCAGCCAAAAGGCCCACTCATACGGCAGTAACGCAAGAGCCGCACAGCGTAAGCGGGACACAGTAAAAGAAGGGACAGCCCGACAGAGGGCGGAAAGGAAAAACATCATGAAGACCAAGAAGACCTTTGAGATCGAGATCCAGCGCTCCAACCTCACCCCTGCACAGTTCCTCTCCTATGTTCGCCGCAGCGTTGACCGCAAGGGTGGCGAGATGCTGAGAGGAGATCTCAGCCTCGGATATTTCAAGGCTGGCAATGACCTGAACTTTGATACAGAGCATGACGGAATTCGTGAGAAGTCCATCAGCAAGCCCTATGAGATGCAGACCTATATCAAGTACGAAGACGGCGCGTGCTACAATGAAATCTGTGAGTTCGAGTTCGACGATGAGAAGACCGGGCACGGTTATTACTACCTTGTGAACGTCGAGACCGTCGAGGAGACCGCCGAGGAGATTGTCGAGGCAGTCGAGCAGAAGGTCGAGCAGGCCAAGACCCGCTCCGCATGGGAGCGCGGGGTCAAGGCCTACGCCGAGGAACTGGTCGAGGAACTGCGCGAGGCTGTCGAGGGCGGCTATGTGGACGCTGACGAGCTGGGAAACCGCCGCCTGTTTGAAAAAGCCATGCTCAACGGGGCGGCTGATTGGAAGCAGTACAGCGAGGGCGGTTGCTCCCTCTGCTACGATGGGCAGATCGCCGAGCGGCTGTGCGCTCCTTGGGAGCTGCGGAAGACCGAGAACGGGCGCAGAGATCCCAACCCCCGCGAAAGCTGGATTGATGTCCAGAGCCGCGCCCTGTTCCAGGCGGCGCAGATGATCCTTCGGGTGGCCTTTTGAGCCACCCCGTGGGAACGAGAACGAGAAGTTTATCGACTCGTCCGAGATCCGCAGAGAGCGCGGCGGCGAGATGTTCTATTATTGAGAAAGGAGCGCACACAATGAGCAGAACACAGATTGACACTATGCTGTGGAGCATCCAGCACGAGGATATGCAGAGGAACGGATGCGACCAGGCGGAGCGCGATATGCAGCCGCTGGTGTGGTACATCAACACAGGCAGAGCCTCGACCGAGTTCCTCCGGCTCTTGATGAACACCAGCCCGTGCATGGTGGCGCGGGATCTCCATAAGGGCGGCAGCTATGAAGAGGTCATCAACAGGGTCTGCCACCGCATCAAGTACCAGCGAGACACGCTGTGAGGAGGCGGTCAGCGTTGACGGAGAACCGAAGGCGTGATAATATGGGGGTACACACCAAAAGAAAGGAAGTACCCCCAATGAGTAACGCAGACGCAGTGAAAAAGTACCACCAGAAACTGGACGAGTTCAAGATCAGACCATACACGGACGAGGGGCAAGAAATCCGAGCATACGCAGCCGCGCACGGGGTCAGCGTTCAAGCGCTGTTCCTGGATGCGGTCAGGGAGTACATCGCAAATCACAAGGAGGAAACCTAATGGCATTACTGCTATCCATCCTCTGTTTCTGGGGCCTTTACAAGCTTGCGATGGAGTGGAGGCCAGAAGGGACAGAGGTAGAAACCGACGATGTTCCGGTGGACGAACCGGATCAGATGGACCGTGAATGGGCCAAGATCCGCAAGCTGGATAGAAACATCAAGAGCCAGAAAGAGATCGTAGGTAACTACTACGCACAGCTCGACTGGCTCCAGCTCCAGCAGAGCGGCACGGTCCCTGGTGGGAAGGAATTCACCAAATGGCAGAACAAGATCGTGGCCAAGACAACGCAAATCCGCAGAGCGGAAGACAAGCTTGCAGATCTGGAAGATGCAAGAACGATGATTTCTGCATCTAACTGAAACACGATTCACTGAAAGGAGATTCAGCATGGTAGCCCTAACCGACATCCAGTACCGCAA